ACTCGCAACGGTTCTCACCGCAACCCTTCTAGCTCTCGACAGACAGGGCTCGCGCTCCCTAAGCGCAACAAGCCCGCTGAGAGCGCGGTTGTGACCCCTGTCATTTATTGGAAGAAGCACCGCAAGGGCGCGGATGATACCGAGTTCCTAGACTTTGAGGACTCTGAGGGAAATTTGTTCGCCACAAGTCAGTTTACAATGAACTCATCGGGGGCATTTATCCATCTCAATGAAGACTTCCCCGTGTTTCAAAAGCTCCTCGAATCATATCGTGATAAGATCCGCAAAGAGGGTCACGACCTGCTCTTAGAGACCGCTAAGAACATCTTTAATGAGAAGATCGGCTCTGCCCTTTACGGCATCATGGCGCTCCGCTCTAGCAAGATCATTTCTAAAGACAAGCTTGTGGGCCCTGAGTCTCTAACTCAGCACTTCATTTCAATCTATGCAGACATCCCAAAGATCGAGAAGGAGATGGGTCAAGGGAAGCTCAAGGCTTATGTGATCAAGAGCAAGTCTTAACCTTTATCACAAGCGTGTCATTGATCATCTGAACGGATATCACACCGCTAAGCCGATGCTCTGAGGTGTAGACTCCGTTCTTATCTTCTGAAATTAGGGCTATATGATTAAAGCCCCGCGCCTCTTGTTCATCTACCCCAAGTAAGATGACAGGTTGTGTTTTAGAGTGCTCCTTCATCAGACCCCCTCTCTCTTTAAACAAGAGGATCTGATAAAGAGCCTATGAGAGCAGAGTTGAGTAAATCAGCTCTTTTACTACTTTATACGGGTCAGCGTTCGCATTGGGTCGTCTGTCCTCAAAATAGCCCATCCCATCATTTGCTGTCTGAAGGGGGATACGGACGCTCGCTGTCCTATCAGAGACTCCCCATTTGAACTCGTCATAGCGACAAGTCTCATGGTGTCCTGTGAGCCTTATTTCATACCCATCGCCATAAGCATTAAGATGCCTCTCCATATTCTGAGGTTGACCCATCACACTAAGAATAGACTCGATTGCCCGAAGCCCCCCATTTGCGCGGGTCTTTGTGGTTGAGAAGTTAGTGTGCATACCCGCCCCATTCCAATCACCCGCCACAGGCTTGGGGTCAAGCGTTGCTGAAATACCAAAGTCCTCTCCAATACGATAGAGAAGCCAACGCGCAAGCCACAGCGAGTCTGAAGCCTCAAGCGCATCTCCGAAAACTTGGAACTCCCATTGACCAGGCATGACCTCTGCGTTGATGCCCGTGAGAGGTAAGCCTGCTTTCAGACAAAGCTCTAGGTGCTTCTCGACAAGAGCACGACCGCTCACCTCATCTGCGCCCACCCCACAATAATAAGGACCTTGTGCGGGGGGGAAACGTCTTTCTGAAGGAAATCCTAAAGGTTTAGACCCCTCAAAGAGGGTGTACTCTTGCTCGAACCCTACCCATGCCCCAAGACCATCAGTCTGATCGAGCATATCTCTTAAAAAAGCCCTTGTGTTACTCTCAACAGGAGTCACCCCATCTGCATGAAATACCTCACAGAGAACAAGGATATTCTCCATACCCCTAATAGGGTCGGGGACAATACGCACAGGCTTTAAAACACAGTCTGAGCTATGACCCTCTGCTTGGTTCGTAGAAGAACCATCGAAAGACCAAAAAGGGCAATCCCCAAAAGTCGTCCCGTCAGGAAGAACTTTAGTCTTAGAACGAACACGCGCTGTGGGATTACCCCCATCAATCCAAATATATTCTGCAAGCATTAAATCACCTCATAAGTAAGCGGTCGTACATAATACCCTAAGGCAAGAGAAAATAGAGTCAACAAATTAATAGAAAGAGCCCCTTACCCATTCCAAGTAAATGCGATTAAATTCCTTGCTGTTACTAAGGTTTATCTCTACGGGAAATAAGGAGTAGAACACATGATCATGCTCTATCATTCTCGACGGGAGAGCAGGTTGTACCTGCTTCAAAGTTGTGTACTTAATACAATAAAAAACATGAAGAGTACCTGTGATATAGGGGCGATTTCCTGACATAACAACAACAAATCTCCCCCCTATTTTTGGAAGAAATCCAACAATTTCAGGAGGTCCGCCCCAAACATCAGGTCGCGCTGAGTTGTACCCTTTTTGCTGAGTGTTTATGGTTCCAAACTGCTTTTTCCACTCGAAAGTTGAAATGGTGTAAGGTTTGAGATCAGATGTTGAATAATTACTCTTAGAGAGAAACAGAGAAGAAAAAGATTTCTCAACAGAATCTTCAAAGTCTTGGAGAGACTCTTCACCAAGCAATTTCCTGAGCTGAGTTGAGTTCGTGTACTGTGCGAACTCATCTCGGAGCCCAAGCCCTTCATGGTCATTTGTTGTAAACTGTATTATACGGCTTGCTTTTTTACTTATCATTTTCTTGCCCTCCTCAGAAAAAGTGGGGGTGATAACAGGCTTCTGCCCATCTTTAGTTTTGCTCTCCTCACGCCTCTTCTTACGAGCCAACGTAGCCCTCTGTTCTTTCGTGAGATCGTGAGCTTTGTCTCTTGGCATACATTTAAGTGGGTTCTTTCCCCCGTCTGTAATGGATGCCCACTCTGCTTCACTAGATACGGCACATGGGCCAACAATATCTCCTGCCTCATAGACCTTATATTCCCCGTCATCTTTCTTAATCGTATGCTTGATCGGAGTGACTGCTATCCAATCACCCCATGTAGCTCGCTCATCAGGTTTACCGCCACCATGACCTGCAAACCAAGTACCAAGACCCCCATGCCCTGTGTTTTTGAGCTTAGGGTCATCTCGCTTGGCAGACTCTAAGTACCTATGAGCCACCTTAGAAGAACTAGGTTTGCCATATTCTTTTTTAATCTCGACAGCCATCTTCAAGTCGTAAAAGACCTTGAAATACTCCCCTAATTTCTTATTTGTCTTAATGTCTGCCACAGCTTCCGAAAAGCTCACAATCTCTGGTCGAATAAGTTTCACAGGTTTATCCCAAATGACTTCTTCGGGGTATCCATACTTAGGCTCAGTCTTAGTTTTAAACTTGAGAGCCACGATCTTGTCCATGTGTTCTTTCCTAGAACCGCTGACTTGAAGGCTTGTGACCTCTTGCCCGTAAGAGCCAGAAATAGCAAACGCACCTTGTCCACCTGCTTGATCTCTGTAAAAGTTGGGTCTTAGATAACCATCTTCTATTATTTCTTCCGCACGATCTCTGTATGTGTAGTGATAATAATAGTCGTTTTCTACTCGCATAAAGTAGAAATCGTAAGCCATCACCCCACTTTCCGAACCTAAATACATGGGTTTAACTTTGGTGGAAGCTGACTTCGAGTCACGCCCCTTATACTTCTGCAAGCCCCGACCGTTCATCTGAAGTTCTCTTTATTTACAGCCTCATAGAATAGCCCGACAGCCTTCTTCCAATTTCGAGGCTTGTATCTCTTAAGAGATCGAAAGAACTGACTGAGGCTTATGAACCTCTGAACAGACTTATTGTCGGGGCGAGAGCCAAAGTTATCTCTAAAGTCCATGATCTCATCTAAGAGTCTTGTATAGAACTCAATGTCATCAAGAGCGTGGATAGAAATGGAGCGAGGGTCAAATCCCTCTCTGCGATACTGCTCTCTTAAAGACTTGAGTTGTTCTTCCTTCTCTTTGACCTCTTTAGCGTTAAACATATTAGGCTGTCTATATTCTGTGTCATACTTCTTTCTAGGCATACCTGTGTCCATGTACTCTATACCATAGACACTAGGCTTGATAAGATTTGCCTTGAGCGCGATCTCTTTCTGCATAAGGTGGACAAGCTCATGTCTCGCCACGTTTCTCACTTTCTTTAGGTCGTGAGAAACCCACAAAGATTTTGCTAAATCAAAGTAAATCGTGATGACGTGGGCTTTGTTGCCAAACATATAGCTACCGTCTGCCTTCAGCCCTTGCCCCCATTTCAGCTCCACATAAAGAGGGATAGACAAAAACGGGTGATTCACACGCCAATTATAGCCCCCCCTAGAGGATTTAGGTCTATGGGAGTTTTTCTTAAGAGCTCGCTCGTAATCGACCTCAGAGGACTCCAATATCAGCCCCTTTGTGTTGGAGCTTGCTTCGGCATGAATACGAAAGAAGATATTAGAGACTCTCTTTACGCTGTCCTCATACACCTCAAATAGCTCTAATACAGAAAGAGGGTCATAGGAGCTGACTTCTTTCAGCGCCTCTTTAATCAGAGGGATATGACGAGCTTCTGCTTTTTTCTCAAGACTCTTCAGGAAATTCTTGGTGTTCATTATCAGAAGCTGAATATCTTCTAACTCTTCTTCTCCCCTCTTAATCCCTTTGGGGAGATAAGAGAACCCTTCTGAAAAAGAATCAAGCAACTCGATTTCTTCCTCAGTATAGGGGCTAAGAGTACGCAAGAAGAATAAGTGCTCTGCCAAGCCCCCTTGAGCTATTTCTGCGACCTCATCGAGCAAGTCTTGAGGGGGCGTTATGAGCCCTGCTTCTTTCTCTGAAGCTGACCTCATGCCTATGTCAGCTCTCTCCAAGAGATGAGTAAGTGTAGCCCTCTCCATGTACTTCTTATTTCTAAGGGTGAGGAGGTGGCTGATCTCGTTCCACTTTGACCCTCTATGAGAAAGAGCCTCTCTGAAATGATCTCTAATAGCTTCTCTCGTGAGGGAGTGCTTTGCTACTAAGTATTCCTCAGCCTCAAACGCCACTTGCTGAAGATGAGCCTTCACCTCTGAGGGGCTATTGATGTATCTCTTAAAAGATACCAAATCGTTAGGGTTTCCACCGCCACCAGATAGAGTATAGAGTATCCGTTCATAAGCGTGAGTGACCTCATGGGAGAGGGTACTCAGAAATGACTTTTTGAAGTCCCCTTCAAAGTCAAAATACCTCTGAGCGAGCGTGTTCAAGATCGAAGAAGAATAATCTCGTATGTTGATTGTGATCGAGTTATCAGAACGATTAAACTCGCCCTTCACTAAATCGCTGCTCTTCTTAACTACTACATACAGATCAACTTTTTGCCCCCCTATTTCAAGATGGGGTAGCTCGAAGGCAGGCACAGGCTTGATGACCTTTGAGATCGTAGCCTTCCCTTGCTCTTGAGCCTTCTCAGCATAAGAAACGACCTTATCCCAAGCGAGCTTAGTTCTAGCAAGCAGGGGTGCTCTATCTATACGGATAGGGCTCGCGCCTGTCTTGGAGTAGCAGTTCTTGTAGGGTCTGCAAGAGGCTTTCTCTGAGAAGCCCATCTCATCACAGGGCTTAGAAACACAATGCTCTTTATCCCACTTACGAGGCGTTTTGTAATCAGAAGCCTTGCGTGTTTTTGGGTATCTGATCATAGCGTCTGAAGTTCTATAATCCTTATTTCTACCTAAGTTCCGTTTGAAACCAAACTGACCATAAAACTTCCTAAGTCGTGAAACAGAAGTCGCACCAAAGTCTTTTGAGGGGGTCAAAGAAATAATCTTATTGTTCTTATCAGCCCACACAGCAATATCAAACATGACTTGACTACCAAGACCCTGCTTTCTCATTTCTTTAGGGAAATGGATTGCGTGGAGCTGAACAATGTCTTGATAGTATTCATCTCCCTTTAGGTAGTCACTTAAAGTGAGCGTTAACCCGTCATACTCTGACTCTAGTTCTCTTTGTAAGTCAATCGCTTGGTCACTCGCTTTTCTCATCTCAGAACAGGGTTTCTCCTCGCAATAGTCTTTATCCCACTTTCGAGGCATCTTAAACTCACTACCCTCTTTTTTCCATTTCCCCCCAAGACGCTTGTATTGAGCGAGCGCCCAGCCATTGGCGTAAGCCGAAGGAAATATGGTAAAGCCCTTGCCGTCATTCACAGGGTTGACGGACTCTTTGCCTCTAGTCACAGGCTTAGAGGAATCTCCCTTGGCAAGCGCCTGTATTTCAGCCCACAGCTTTTCATTTACAGGAACATTTTTCCGTTTCGCGCCCCCTGCCTTTCTTAAAGCAGAGGAGTTGTTTGCGAATCCACTATTGTAGGGAATTACCCTCGCAGACCCGCTTCCGCTGTCTTGGACGTAGCCCAAGTCTTGTATTTCAGCAGGAGTGCGACCATTAGATTCAGCTCGGTCAAGGTTTCTATATTTCAAGTTAGGCGAGTCGGGGCTTGGACGACCAATATTTCTAGCGGAGTCTCCATTCGGAAGTGAGCTCTGCGAGCTTTCTCCATCGGGGTTATCAGAGCGCCCTACGGGAGTCCCCTGTGTGTAGCTCGAAAGCTGATCGGGGGGAGAAACCTCTCTATAGAAGTCGGCAACTATTTTTTTCATTTCTTAGCCTTCTTAGAGTTGTCCTGTTTAGGGTTCTCTTGAGGCTTCTGATCTTCTTTTGAAGGGGTCTCCTCAGACACTTTTGGAGTCCATTCATCGACAGCTTTTGGAAGAACGATGTCTTCCTCAGTACGTCTCGCTATCGGATTTCTTTCAAAAACTGAAAGCTTCTCAATCACCGCGCTCTGCAAGTCGAAAATCTGCTCTCTCAAGAGTTGCATCTGAATCTGAGCGTCTCTCAAGCGACCGATTAGAGCAGCTCTGTCTGCATTCGCAGAGGATAATTTATCTTTCAAATCCTCGACTTCTGAGGGGTCTCGACCCGAAGCTATAGAGAGCATACTTGAAATGGAACCTGTCAACATACCAATGATGCCAATCAGAATGTCTCTATTCTTCTCTACTATTTCATGGGTGGATAGGAAGTAGATGAGAACACAAATTAAGAACATAAAAACAACAGAGGCATACCAACCTCTGCGAGCCTTGTCTGTCTGAGAAAACTGTTTAGAGCTCATTATGAATGTCCTTTCAAAAAGGAGATTACCGCACCCCAAAACTCTGAGATAACTTGGTTCACTTCATCTATCCCTGATAAGTATTGAAGACCTAGCAAGTCCCTACCTAAGTCGGTAGAGATAAACTTATAAAATATAAACAAAAGAACCAAGAAAACGTAGAAAGATAGCTTTATGACGAGAACGTCTATTTTCTCTTGAGTGGTCAACTTAGAGAAGGGGATTTTAATATTTCGAGGGCCTTTTACTTTCCGAGCTTTTTCTGTGTCTTTTGGGGGTTGCAAGCTTTCAATAGTTTCGCCAACTGCGTAAATTTTCTGAGGTTCCTTCACGCCCTTAAATTTATAAGACCCAACAAAGACATATCTCGCAGATTTTGGCGTGTCATAATTAGTCCTGCCTCGAACTGCCCCCATCGCCTGATCCGTCAGCAAAACCTGACTTGGACCACAGAGGCTCATTGTTCTCGCAGCTATATTCTTAGCAAGCCCCTCTAGCTCTATCCTCTTGGCGTTTGCAGCAACCCAAACATCACTCTGATGAACCTCAATAATCGTGTCCCAATGGATCCCTATCCTACACCCTAGTCCTGTTTTTTTGGGGATTGATTTCTGATAATGAAGCGCGAAGTTAACCGCTTCAATTGGGGTTTCAAAAGAGCAGAGAAATCCGTCGGAGCGGTCTATCTCCCTACCGTTAAACTTGTATAACATCGACCTTGTAAGTCGATCATGCACTTGGAAATGTAGAGCAGCTCTCGCAGCGCCGTACTTCTGAACAAAAGAGGTACTACCAATTAAATCAAGAAGAACTATTGCTAGTTTTCGCTCCTCCATTCTTATGTTATTTCGGGGGAGTGCCATATTAGAGTTCCCTCTCACTCCATTATTGATGAAATGAGGGGGGAATAAAAGAGCTAAAGACCCCCGTACTTACAATCCGTCAGCTTGTCCTCTAACACCTCGACCACTCGAAATAGCTTTGAACACTCATTCCCCTCTGCCTCTGCACATTTCTTAAGAAGCACTAAGGACTCTAAATAAGCCTTCTCGATGTCTCGGCAAGGCTTATTTAGAGAGGGGGATGATATGAAAAGAAGTAGGATCAATTCTAACATGAGAGACTCCTCAGTTAAGGGAGTCTATCTATATCAGAAAGAAGGTGCTAAAAGAGCTTTCCTCACTTCAGAATAATGATATGAGGGTATATCCTCTTGGATAAGAGATAAAAGGGAACTTCGAGCTTTTGGGTTTTCATAAGCAGTACGAACGAGAGCTTTCTTTGAAATGAACTCCTTGGCAGTCGCCACCTCTTTCTTGGCAGGAATATAAAACTCCTCAATTACTTCGTCCATCAACTTTTTGCGATCCTCCTCCCCCTTCTCCTGAAGATGGTCATACATAGCCATATAGTCTATTTCACCATCTTCTGTCGCAAACTGATTTAAGAACTCTTGGTCGTTGAACATTTCCTCCATCTTTTTGGTGCTGTCCTTTGTCAGCTCTTGAAGATCGGAAATGAACTTCTTTGTCTCCTCAGGGTCAACAGAAGCAAAGCGTCTCTTAGAGAAGCCTGCCCCCCCGCCCTTCGGAGCGCCTCTGAGCACGTCTCCTGCCATAGAACAAGCCATACCAACTGCGTAAAAGCCAAGACCTGCGGTAGCGGTGGAAACGCCTGCTCTCATTTTCGACATGAATCCACGACCTTGATTAGCAGAGAATGTCTTTTCTACGTTCTTGTCAGACTTTGATTTAGCCTCGTCAAACGCCTTTGAATCATAAGAAGCACCTGCAATCTGAGAAGCCATCAAGCGGGCGGAGGTCTGCTGCTTTTGCAGTTTCCCTTTTGCTGACCTTTGCGCCTTCTTGAGCTCTTTCTGAAATTCTTCTTTAGTACTACCTGAAATACTTTCCATTTCCTTGTCGTAGATGCTCTTAAGCTTACCCCCCACACCATCGGCATCCATGTCAGCACCCGAAATATCTAGCGCGACTTCTCCGATGGCTTTTAAGATTGTACCACCAATCTTGCCCGCCGCCTTAGCGCCAAACTTGGCTGCTTTTAGCATTGGCTTGGCAACAGTCCACGTTGCCTTACCCGCCCCAACGGTTTTATCCTTCACCTTCTTAGAAGTGTCCTTCACCTTCTTAGCCGCCCTTGCAACTGCCCTGCCCATGTCTTTCAGACTAGACCACTTATCCCCCATATAAGCTCTGACTGTAGATGCAGAAGCGAGACCCTTTGAAGCAGACCCTTTAGCAGCCCCTAAAGCAGATACCGCGCTCTCTGAAATGTACCTAGCGAAGTCTCTACTGCCTGAGAGATATTTAGCAATATCTTTTTTCATGTCAGGGTCAGCATTACTATCCTCAAGAATATCAGCAGCATAAGAAGCACTAATGTCCTTTTGACCCTTCTTCTTCCCTTCGACGGGGACTCTGCGCTTCTCCTTCGACATCATACTTAAAAAGGACTCTGCGATCTGCCCATGAGCAGGGTTTGAAGGATCAAACCCTAAAGAAAGCACCGTCTTTTCGACATATTTCTGAAGCTCCGCCTCAGACATATCTTCGGGGGGCGCGTCTTTAAGTGCTACTTTGATCAGACCTCTTCTTGAGGCGATCTTAGGGAGAACATGAGAGCGAAGCGAGGGCTCAACATAAGCAAGTCTTATTATGCGCTTTTCTAGGTCTTTCTCAGATGAAGCGACCCTTGTAGTAAGGACGGGTAGTAGCAAACCCCTGATGTCCTCATTCTCATACGCAACTTTAATCATCTCGCTCTTTAAAGACATGGCGAACTCCCCTGTTTTTATCTACACAAAAAGATAAAAAAACTATAAGCGGTCTTATTTTTTTGTTTATATCTCACAGAGAGAGATCTTCAATCTTACCTAGCATGGAGAAATGACATGAGAAGAACCGCGAGTGAAATGATTAATGATCTTGAAATAAGGATTGCTCGTCTTGAAAGGGAAGCCTCTAGAGGCGCTTCATTTACTGTGACAAGCAGTAAGTCAGAAGACCTTCAAGGTTGGGGCGATGAGGGGCTCATGGATTATACAGACGAGATTGTCACGGGAGAGGAAAAGGCGACTACAAAGACTTTGATGAGTATCCTCTCTGAAATGACTCCTTCATACGATGAGTGGGATGAAGTTAGCTATGAGTGGCAATCAACGGTCGTAATGCCAGGTCGAGATATTATCTTAGAAGTCAACTTCCTAAGAAATGCTAGAGAAAGAGACTACATCATCAATCTCGGAAATAGCGAGTATTTCAGTAAAACAGGACAAAATCTTCCTGAAAACCTGATCAGAAAGATCGAAAAGCACTTTGAGATCAGTCGTCGTTTAAGAGTCTGACCACTCTTCTTGCTTCTCTAAGAACAGATCAAAAGCTTCAGAGTCAAAGCCATCGACCCATCGAACAGACGAGGAGAAATCCTCTGTAGGGAAATAGATGCGACGGTTGGTCTGAGGCTCACGAAGAAGGGTGTTCTCAAGACAAGAGGAAACCCCATCTAAAAACAAGCCCCTTCCTCTCACAAAACAAGGGAGAGGTCTAGGCAAAAGCAGAGGGGAGGAGTCCCCTTGAATTTCAAGAGGGCGAACAAAATCCGTTCTGATTTGGCGATACATTTTAGACATGACGCTTCTTACAGCCTCTCGGTGCATGGCGGATTTTCTTCTTTTTTGATCACGTCTGTTTTTCTGATCTTGAGTTGAAATGCCCCCGCCTCTTAGACGCTCATGTCTGTGCTTTCGGCTACGATAAAGCTTCATTCTGCGCTTCACCCTAGTCTTATTTCTCCGATACCACCGCGCACGTTCATTTCTCTTTGAGAGGGAGTTCTTTCTCTTATTTCTCTTATAGTCTCTTGAGGTCTCCCATTTCATACGACCTTTTTGCTCTCGTTGCCTGCGAACAGGGACGCGCAAAGATATGTCAGCCCTAGCCACGCCAAGTCGCTCAGAGTCCTCATCCGATGCAACCATAGGTCTACGAGCGATGCCTGTAGTCGATTTCCCATCTAAGTAGGGGTGTCCATATTCATCGCCAGGCATAGCAGAGGAGCGAGGGCGCTGATGAAGGGGTTTTCCTTCGGGCTGATTCGGTATCGCATTAGGGCTCACCTTAACCCCTCTATTTCGAGGAGACCCTGTGCTGTCAGGGGGGGTGTTAAAAACAGGGGGTCCTGCTCTTTGCTCGTCCCTGCCTTTAGGGTGTCCACTAGGGAGAGGGAGAACCCGATCTCGTCTTGGCTTCCCATCCTCGGATGAAGAGGGCTCTTCCTTTTTGTTCGAGTCATTCTGAATCTGATCTTGGCGAGTCTTATTAACCCACGTCTGAACGCCCGCGAGGTCTTGCATAATCCTCGCAGCTATTCTTTGAGAAGATTCCCTTCGAGACACCTCGTTCATTTCAGCCTCTCTTACGGAGATACCTTTGAGCCACGCTCTCGGAGCCCATTCTCAAGTTCGCCCCCTCTGAGTCTTTATAGACGGGAGCTGAGGGTGCAGGAGAGTGTTTCGCTGCGATGTCTACAAGCTCTCGATCACTATGAGGAAGCCTCTGTCGATAAAAATCAGAACCCATCGTAATCAAGGCATAGTTAGTCTTATCTAAATTCCGCTCTAACTTAGATAGGGCTTCGGGGATGGTAAGGAAGGTGTCGCCACAGAGACGATATACTTCTTCCTCTGCGGGAGAACCTCTTAGAGCCTCCACCATCTGACCTACTGCTATTCGGAGGCGATATGCTTCTACTCTAGCATCTGAAACACCGCCTGCTAAGATAGACCATGAAGCCTGACTTGAAGATATCTTCTTTGCGCTCATATTCAACACCCCTTCTTATTAAGAGAAGGGGTGAGATAAAGAGTCTAAAGTTAACCCTCGATGAGCTTCTTAAGAGCGTTAGCTACACCCTTAGTCTCTACAGCGATGATTTCATCAAGAACCTCTGGTTGAGAAGAGTACTTCTCATAGGCGATCTTGGCTCTCTTTCTCCATTGGGGGCTCATATCCCACTCAACGCCACTAGGTAAGTGAGCCACCTTAGAATCATCCTTGCCTATAGATACCGCACCTTGATCGGGTTGTACTTCCCCATCAATCGCGCTCAGAATTTGAGAGTTCTCTACTGCCTCGGTGTCTTCGGGGGCTGAGGGCTCAACATTTAAAGAGACTTCCACATCATCTTCTACAGAGAGGGTGTCTGATGCGGGCTTGCGAGCAATTACGTCTTCTCTGTCTAGGTTATCAAGCCTGCTGATTTCCTGAGAAGCCTGCGGGCCATCTGAAATGACAGTCTTTTGCTTGCTCGCAGTCTTGATCTTAATTTGACCAACAGGCTTTGCACCTTGAGACTCTGAAACCCCACCGTCTGAAACCTCTGCGCTAGATGCTCCTGCGACAATCGCCCCGCTCTTATTCTCCACGCTCGCAACTGAAATCATGTCCTCATCTTGAGACTCTACAATGAGAGGGAACTTCTTAGGCGCAGAAGCTTCCTTCGTAGCGCCCGTCGGGGCTACTTCAGAAACAGCTCTTTCTTCCTCATAGACTGTCTCGATAGCCATTTTCTTCTTTGGTTTTGAAGGAGTTTGAGCCTCTATCGCCTCATCAACATTTTGAGGAGCGGAAGCGTCTGTGATTGTCAGCCAACCTCGCTTCACACCTGCACGAAGCTCAGGCATAATTTCTGTAGTCCCGCCAAACTTTAGAGTATATCCGTCATACTCTACGATGTCCCCCTTTCGGAGGTTCTTCTGAAGGCGACCCAAATGTACTGTTGTCTGTGCCTCTAGCAAGACAAATTCATCTCTCTTAAACTCCATGTTTGTTCTCTCCATGTGAAAGGGTTAAGAAGTTATATATACTACCAATAAAAAGCTAATCAAGAGGACAAAAAACTAACCCTTAGACGAGAACTTCTTCATCTTTTGATATTCAAGAGCCATCTCCATGTAGCTCTTGTCTATTATTTTACTATCCTTTTTAGATCTCATAAGAGATTCATATATTTCGTCAGAATAGTCTGAAATGTTCTCTTTAAGAAATTGCCTCGTCTGAGCGCCTCTGTACGCATCTAGTACAGAGTACATCCTCATCACCATCAAGTCTCTTGAGATTTCTGCTTTGGCGGTGCGAGAAGGGGTGTCTCCAAACAAGTTCTTAACCGCACTAACTCCATCGGACACATAAGAGAGCGGCTCAAGTACGTTAGATAAGAATCTAGTCCCCTTAGTAAGAGGATCTCTTAGGTCGTGAAGAGCATAAGACTCTGAAAGGGAGCGGGCTTCACCAACCCCTTCATTTAAGTAAGCCTCAAATACCCCGCCCATTTTTGAAATGGCTTCAGAAAGCTCTTCCTCAGAGCTTGCTGATTCAAGCTGCTTTTTAACACCATCCATTTTAGAGGAATACTCCTCATTCAATTCAGAGGGGTTGTTTCTCGTATTAGCTAAAAATTTAAGAGCTTCCACGAGACTTTCGGGGGTGTCAGCTCTCTCTGACAATTTTGTTGAGATCTTGTCTATCGTCTCAACACAAGCATTCTCTAGGTAGCTTTTAACATTGAAGCCTAGAACACTAGACTCATCTAATTCGCCACCGCTAAATCCTGCAATATCATCTAGAGAAACCCCCATCTCTTTTAAGCCCTCAAGACCAAGAGAGCCTATCGACCCTGCTATTTCATCAATGGCAAAAGACCTAACAGCTTTAGCACTATGTAGTAGTGCTTTTTTCCCGAACCGCTCTTTAAGAAGGTTCTCTATTTCTTCTTCATCTTTGCCCTGCATCTCTTTATTCAACTCTGAAATATCTTCCAAGCGGAAGAAGGATAAGACTTCAGACGCTTTTTTTGCAGAAGCTTGTGACAAAAGAAAGCCGATAGCGTAAGCCCCCCCTTGGACAAGCTCGCTTTTTTGCTGTGTTCTCTGCCACAGGAAACTGTCTAGAAAGTTAGAATAGAAATTCCTGCGCGTAGTGAAAGAATAAGCATTGAGACTGCCGTCAAGCCTTTTGCAAAAATCCAAAGCTTCAACCTTATCGGGACTAGACATTAAGCGACTGATATTATTCTTGAAGTCCTCATAGCTAACAACCGAGGAGTCAAGCTCTTCAAAAGCATCTGCCCGATCTTTATTTCTGCTGTAATAATCTAGGTAGAGGTCGAGAAGGATTTGCTCTGCCCACTTATTCTTCTTCTTAGCTTTAGAGATCAAGGTAGAAGCGGTATTAGACTCCTCGGTGTCGGGGTCAACCCAAGGTCCTAAAGAATCGCTCTCAGTCAGATAAGCATGAAATAAGAAATTGCTCTTAGCCTTCCTTAATGCTTCTTTACGTTCTAACTCGTCCACCTCTTTTTGAAGCTTATCAACATTCCCCCCTTTTAACTCTTTCTCTCGCTCTAGCTGCTTCTTCTTCTCTTGTAGCGTTTTTTTCCGATCTCTCTTATTTTGCTTCTTTCGCGCAAAACGATCTCCGAAGGAGTCACTAGAGCTGCTCTTAATCCCATATAGAATGTATGGGATTAAGATAGGTCTTAAATGAGGCTCCTCATAAGCGAGCCGTATTAGTTTTCCTAGTAGGTTCATGTGAAGCACTCCCAACATTATTGAAAGAGAAGAAGAGATTGAGAAACTATTATTTCGCCTATGGGCAACACCTCTCTGAGTACCTCGCAACGACATCATTTCAGTCTGCTAGTTTTTTTAAGTTCGCAGTACTGAAAGATTACAGGCTCTGTTTTGACCATCGAGGTCTTTGTAGCATCGTCAAATCTGAAGAAGATTATGTCGAGGGGATTATCTATTCAATTAACGCTGACGAAATACCCGAACCTTTTGAGGGCAGTATGAAACTAAGTCTCCCCGCCCTCACAGACGAGGGTAGATGGGTTGATGCGATCACTTTTGTGAATAAAGAAAGTGATAAAAGCAAGTCCCCTGAGCAAGAGCTTCTTGATTTGCTCTTTAAGAAATACAGCGACTATGGGTTTAACAAGAGCAACTTAGAAAGTGCTCTTATTTCAGCCGCCCTCTAGCCCTGAGCCCTATCTCAGGGGTGAGAAGGGTTAAAAACCTATTGATCAGACCTCCCACTCTCCGTATGAACCGTATGAATCATCATAATAATCTTTTCTTTCATCATAATCATCATCTTTGAAAATTATTGGTTTGGGTTGAGCTTTGGCTAGGGGTGTGCGACCTTTAAGCGCACGATTCGCGGATATGAAATATTCAGGGGTGCTCTCGGTGATATACAGCTTAGTCTCAGGAGACACCTCAATTTCCATGATCTTCCTATCATCAAAGATTTTACTCCAATCGCGCTTAGTAGCTTGGAGATACCCTTCTCCTCCTATGACCCTGGACTTAAAAGAGGGAAATTTACGTTCTAACGTATACTCTTTGTCCAACAAATCCTCAAAAGTCCTGTATTTGCTTGCCTGTCTTTCAAGGCGGGCAACTCTTATCTCAAGCTCTCTGATAACTTCACTCGCGGTTCTTCTCATGTCATTTCTCCATTAGGTTGAGAAGGTTAAAAGACACTCCATACAAGAGATATAAACAAAAAAAACCTCAACCCCCCGAAGGGAGCTGAGGTTTAATAAGCATTTTAACGCTAGGCTCTCAGTAGAGAATTGAGCCACTACGCATCATGTCCTTGAGCATTTCTTTAAAGTTGGTCATGGTGTCATACGCAAAGTAGCTTGCACCACCACCAAAGAAACCTAAGCGACAGTCTCCTAGATTATCGCACAACACCTTAATCCCACACTTTGTCCCATCAGGGAGTGTTATAACCGCGCTTTGGTTCTCTCTCGCGCCTTGAATGCCTGTATTACTGATCGCTCTTCTAAAAGTTTGAGATTCCGTCATCTCGGTAAAGTTTTCCAAAGATGACATAAACGAGTAAGCCCCGTTGCCACATTGGAAGGACAAACGAACCTCATTGGTTCCAGGCGATCTCAGGTATTGCATACCTAAGCGAGTGCCGTTGGGTAGCTTAACCCAACCAAAATCACCTTCATCTTTGGAGGCGGCTGCGTGGCGACCCTCAAGGCGGGCAACTCTTATCTCAAGATCTCGGATTACTTCACTTGCTGTTCTTCTCATTTCATTTCTCCATGTTAGGTTGAGAAGGTTAAAAGACACTCCATACAAGAGATATAAACAAAAAAAACCTCAACCCCCCGAAGGGAGCTGAGGCTCTTTCTGAGTCTCACCTAACGCCCTATTTCTAAGGCGCTATTTCACAAGCTATTAGCGAGTGACGGTGAGGCGAGCAAGACCACGAGGGTTATACGCGCCAATACCGAGATTCTCAAACACGCTGAAGCCAATGGTACGAGCCTTTGGATCGTCAGCAGAGAGAACAGTAAGCTCTGTACGAACAGGGATACGACCAAACATCTCTGGCTCACAAGCAACGTAGACAGTCCCCGCAGGAACAAGACGGCTAGTGATGACCTGAGCACCCCAAAGGGTAGCCTGAAGACCTGTCTTAAGAAGAGCTGCCTGACTCTCGATGTCGAGAATGTCACGACCGAACTTACGGATGTCTGCGTAGTCGCGAGCGTTCATGTAAACGCGAGCAACACGAAGATCGTGGCGCTCGATGAGCGCGTAAGCGTCAGCGAGAACAGCACCATTAAGAGGAGCGATGACAGGGATATCAGCGTTGGTCTGACCAGGAAGACTGTCGAACCCACTCGTAGCAACTGCGTCAAGGATAGCGAATACACGCTCGTCCTCGGCAGCCTGAATCTGAGCGCGAGCCAAGTCCTGAGCTCTCTCAATCAGATCGAAGCGGCGCTCCTTAATCTGAGTAAGAGGAATTTCAGGGTTTGACGCGATCTCAAATAGAGGGAAGATCACACGACGAGGCTTGGTGATAGCGAGAATGTTCTCACCCTCTTCACCCACTACGAAAGCGGTGACATCGGGGTCTTTGTCGTAGATAGGTAGAGCGCCATCGGGCAACTGCTCAACGAGGAAAGTCTTACGACCAACGCTCGTGTAGTCACGACGAAGGCGTAGGGGCTGTGTCATTGAAGCTGCGAGCTTGCTACGACCCTGTGGGGTCTTGATGTAGTCAGCGATGAGCTTCTGCTTTACTGCGTTATCAACATTAGACATAACTGAACTCCTTTCTATTAGATGCGTTGGTCATAAACCAACTCGTCTGAGTTGGAGTCAGGGACAATCTTAAGAACACCGATGACAAGACCACCGTCAACTGCGTGAGCAGACGCTGCGTCATTGGTAAGAAAGCCGTTGATTGAAGCAATAAGCTGATCACCGACAGTATAGGTGAGATCACCGAAACCACCCGCCTGAGTCTGAGTCTCAAACAGCTTATTACCGTAGCAACCCTGTGCTGAGACGTATGGGCCACGATTGCTCGCAACGCCAGGCTGATTCTCAAAAGCATTTCCGACTGCATTGTTGACGAACACGCCAAGAACGCGCTCAGTTGCAGCAGGAGCAGCCGTAGGACCACCATGAGTGTTGTCACCATCGGGGCGAGCGAAAGCAATTGAACCCGAAAGAATACCGAGAACAACACCATCGAGAAGTCCTGATGCCTGTGTGACGGCAGCGGGGTCGGGAGAGTGGGCAGGGTTACTCTGAGTGAAAGCGTCTGCTGTAAGCTGTCCAACGGTGTTACGAACACCGACGTGCAGAATACGGAGTGCAGAGCTACTCTCAGTAAACCCACCACTAGCTTGTCCAAGTAGAGCCATAGTTAATCTCCTAGAAGCTCATACTCCTTGTTTCCAAGAAGTAGTGTGTTTGTGAAATGGGAGCGAGGCTCCCGAAAAGATTTACAACAATAATGCGTATTAAGATAAAGGAACTAAAGAGTTCCTTTTATCCATTAACCGAAGTACTTGCTCACGTCGGGAGCTGACTCCCAAAGCTTAGAAAGCTCATCGGTTGCGCTAGAAGCCTCGCGACTAATGTTGCCGAGAGTCTTAACAGAAGCTTGGCGAGTAGTCGTCTGAGGGCGGAAAGAAGCTGACTTCTTAGTAGCCTCCTCCTCAGAAGCATCCTCCTCAGATGCCTCCTCCTCAGATGCCTCCTCCTCAGCAGCTTGGAAGATACGAGCGAGCTTGGGGTCAATCCCCGCCTCTTCAGAAGAAGCATCAAGACCCATGTGATCATGCGCCTCTGCCATGTTCATCATGGCATCGTGCTCCTCTGCCATGTTCATCATGGCATCATGCTCCTCTGCCATGTTCATGGTGGCATCATGCTCCTCTGCCATGTTCATGGTGGCATCATGCTCCTCTGCCATGTTCATCTCAGCGATCATCTCAGCGAGCATCTGATCTTCCTCTGCCGAAAGAACATCCTCTGCCCTCATTTCAGCAACACGAGGATTCTCAGGAGTAGGCCAACCCTCAATCTCACCGCGATTCTTAGAGTAGTAGTTCTTGTTGTAGAACATCTTAGTCTTCTTGTTCCAATCACTATCTCTGTTGACACGATTCTTAGCACGAACATCAGGGTCTTGATAACCAAAACCTGGAGCTGACTCGCCGTACTCATTGATTACCTTGCGTGTGCCCTTGTTATTTCCGCCAGAGCCTTTGCCACCTGCGAGCGTTTCAAGCTCTGCGACCATCTCTGCGAACTCAGCGTCAGAAAGAATATCCTCTGCAAGGAAGTCAGAGCTCTGCTTCCGACGACTCTGAGGGGCTCTGTCAGAAGCAGTCCTGCCTGCAACCATTTCCATAGTTGCGAGAACCTCTGCCATAGTCTCCTCGTCACCTGCTTCGTGAGCCTCAGCCATGATCTGTGAAAGAGTATCCATCTGCTGTGCGAAGCTAGAGCCAACGCCACGAGAACCCTCTCCGCGAGAAATCATCCCGTCCATGTCCTCGTCAATCGCGTCAAAGGCATCGCTAGAACCGCCCCACTCGCCTTCAGAAATGAAATCGTCATCATCGAGGTCGTACTCGTCGAAAAGATCGTGAGCCAAACGAGAAGTAGGCCCCTCGCTCTCACTATCATCGAGAGAGTCCTCGCTCTCATCGTGACCCTCGTATCCTGTACCCTTCTGCACAACATCTTCTGCGACTCGGCGAAGCTCCGCAGCAAGACGCTGATTTGCAGCCTTGAGCATAGCGATTTCCTCTGCGAGAACCTCAGCAGGAGAAACCATTTCAGACTCGATGTCTTCAGCCATGACGTTTCCTGGACCCATGTCCTCGCCCTCATAGCCTGTCGCCTCTTGCATCTCGTCCCCTGCAAACTGCTCCGCAGCGATACGATTAAGTTTAGCGTTGATGTTACGGGAAGGAAGATCCATATAACGGAGAGCAAGCTCCTCAATTTCTCCCTGAGAGGCGAACTTACCTAGACGGTTCTCTGCGATCTCAATGCACTTTGAAGCCTTGCGCTCCATAGCCTTTTTAAGGTTTGCATCGTGCAGGTCGTGCGTCTCATCGAAGTCCTGCTCAAGACTCTTGTGAGCGGCAGGGTGGTCGGGGCTCCAACCATAAGAAGCAGGGGCAGGACCTGAGCGATAAGGTCCCTTGCGAACGCCCTCACCGAACTCAGAGTCGATGCCATAATCATCAGCAGAAGGCTGACTCTTAGAAGCGGGGTGGTTGAAGCTCTCCCAACCGAGATTGTCGTGACCAGGCAGGCTTGAGTTAGCCCTACGGGAACGGCTGTACCTTGACATAGGTATGTCCTTTCTTTCTTGCGGGGCAGAAGCGCCCGATTACAGAGACAAAAGCTTGGCTAATCTCACCAAGCGCAGTATGTCTTTTTGTGTGAGTTTCCCACCGTGGATATTCTCGGCAGAGGAAATAAGAGTACCCACCTTTTTGTATTTCTGAGCAGGTTGCATCTTCTCAGCGATTTTATACAGGTAAGGGGGTAGGTATACATCAAAGCGGTCGTTGACGAGGCGCACATTTGAAATGGCTTCACTTCTCGTACTCGCAACTTTGACGGCGACACCAAGCGCCTTTAAGTAAAGGCTTTGTCTTTTAGAGCCTTCCTTAATAATGGTGTCGTCTGTAGTGGTGGCATCTGACGTGGCGGGCTGAAGCTCTTTCTCCGCTAACCCCTCTCGGATCTCTTTCTCAAGCTTCTTACGGAGCCTGTCGATCACCGCGTCTTTTACGACACCTTCTATTTCATCAAGCATTGAGGCGGGGTCAGCGGGCTTCGCAGCCTCTTCTTTACTTTCCTCGCCCTCGCCCTCTCCCTCCTCACCAAAGTCGAAGGAAAGTTTCGAGCTTGCCGACTTGCTGAGCCATTGTTGAGGTACTTGATTTAGAGCTACCTCGTGATTCGGACTCGCTTCAAGGGAAGGCATTTCTAAAATATTTCTTGCGACAGCGCCCTTAAATGCAGGGACAGCAACCCAAGAAGCTTCGATGAAAGTGACCCCACCTGTCTCACCTTCATTCTCATGCCCACAGAGTTCAGCCACTCTATGTTTGTTCCCCTGCTCATCGTAAAACACGTTGCCTTTTTCATACTTAACGTGAGCACACATCTGAGGCTCATCAGCCGCGACATGACCGCATTTCGTACAAATGGTAAAGTCCACAGAGCAGCCCATGCTCATCGCGTTCATTTCACCCTTGACAATGCTGTCTACGAGCTCTGCGTGTTTCTTATCTGTGGCTACAAGAATATCCACATAGATAGACTCCCCAACATCTCGAAGAACAGCGTCAATAATACGACCCTTCGAGAGTTCCTCAACTTGAACGTGCTCAACAAAGTTATGCGCCCCTACGAAGGTTTTATAAGACTTCTTGATCACGCCCCTAGACCAACAATCTAGGTTATTGTTGATGTACTTGTCTGTTTCAGAGGTGACTCGATAATCAGAGTATTTCCGATTGATTGTCGAGCTGCCCTCAACTACTTTAGAACCTGTTTTAACGCCAGGCACAGAAACAGCATCTACCGAGCAGACTATAGTAGAGTGGGTCAGAAGGAAACGATCAGGAGTGAAGGGCTCTCCTAATACATCCTCTGCCTTCTTTTTAAGAGATGAGTCGAGTCGCTTCGCTCCTGAAGCGACTCTAATCCTATCCCACTCCAAGCCATGAAGCTGAGGGGTTACAACCTTCGCATTAGCATATCTTAAAAAAGCCATTATCTATCTCCTCTGAGGCTGTTCAAATAAAGTGACGCAACCTTCTTTGGAGAGGGCCCCGAAGAAACAGGGACTACACCCGATCCACCAGGAATGGAGTCGGAAATATCTGCGATATTTTCTTGATCTCCTGATGTATCTACAATCAGATCCTCTACGGGCATACGGGAGACACCGTATGGAAACTGTACATCTACCATCCCAATGGCAGGGAACACCTGCACAACAACTCCTGAACGATCTCCGCTACCTAAGTAAAAGGGGTACACACGCATACCTCTCTTAAACTTATTCGCTCGCTCTTGGTAGTTGACGAAAGAAGATGATTGTTTACGCATTAAGGGTGCTCCTTGGGGGTCACTTAAAATGCTTC